TCACGCTTTGCCTTTGCTTCTAACCCAAAGTAAATAGCATCTTCTTTGCGTTCATAAAATCTATTCTTTCTCCAATCAAAATACAACTTGCACTTACCAAGTTTAGCACTTCCTTTTGGCTTTGCCTTTGCAATGTGAATTTGCGTTTCATTATCTTCGTATGGTTGCCCAGTTTCGTTATCAATAAATCCTTTTGGTGGTCGCCAAAGAATTATGAATGCCATTGCCTTTCTAAAGAATGATTGGCCACCTGCTGATTGTCTTGGGTGTGGTGGTGGATAGAAGGTAATACCGTTTTCCGTTATCGGTGCTTGGTCTTGTGGGTGCATACAAATAAAGATATGTTTGTTTTCCTTCTTTGCATATCTCCTTAACTTACCAATAGCATCCTCAATGTATAAATCTTGTCTACCAGCATAATCCTTCATATCGTGTTTTATCTCATTGTATGGGTCGAATAGGATATTATCTATTTTGATGTTGTTTTCTGCTTCAAACAATCTCGTTTGGTTTATAATGTCATCAAATGTAAAGCTATTCTCATCATTGTCTACAATAAAGAATTTATCGGATAGAAAGTTGATAGCATTATAAATCTCTGCTTCGGTGCAATGCTCAAAATCACTTGCAAAAAATTGCTTTTTACAATACTTTGATACAAGTTCTTTGGCTATGTCTTTATAATCCCCAGTTTCGGGAGTGAAAAGAATATGCCTTTGATTGTAAAGTAAAGAAAGGTTTAATAATAATTCCAAGTTAAACTCGGTTTTACCCGAATGTGGCGAAGCAAGTATGAATGTCATACTACCTACTTTCCTTGTGTAATACTCATCTAAATTATCAAATCCACAATAATCTCCTTTTTGAATACCTTGTTTATGAAATGCTAAAATTTCATTCTCAAAGTCAGTTAGTTTTTTTATCATTTTGTTTTTTGTTTTTTCAAATATAAGAAAAAATATGAGCAATCACATCAACCGTCCAACCATCTCCAAGTAAACAAGCAGCATCGTTTCTTTTTAAAATATCTGTATAACCTTCTTTAACTGTTTGCAACCTTTCCAATTCTCTTTGATTTAATATTCTTACATTTTCAGTAAACTTACATTCCTTATTATCAAACACAAGATTTATAAATCCAAATTTACTGTATCTTCTATATAACTTATCTTTTGAAACTAATGGTCTACTTTCACTTTCAAGAATACACAAAGATTTTAATCTATCAGTATAACCATCTTCAAGTATATCTTGAAAAAATATTTTTTTGTCTTTTGGTTGTTGAATGGCACAATGCCTCATACCAAATAAATCAGTATAAAAATCGCCTATGTTTGTCCAATAGCTTCTTCGCCTTAATTGTGCAGATACTAAACTTGAATTTATATTAACAGGGAATGTTCCAACTAAATGTGATATTGTTTGATAACTAAAATCATCCATTGCAACATTTTCAAGTAAAAAATATTTTGGCTTTAACTCTTTTAGTAATCTTAAATACTCGTAAAACAATCCAGATTTTTCTCCTTCAAGACCAAGTTTTTTTTTATTAGCACTACTAAAATCTTGACATGGGCTTCCACCTATTAGTAAATCTATTTTTGGTAAATCCTTTGCTTTTATTTTAGTAACATCACCAAGCTGTATTGTATTTGGATAGTTATGTTGTGTAACCTGTATTGCGTGTGGCTTTATTTCTGAAGCATAATAATTATCTACTTTAATTCCTGCTCGGTCTAATGCTTGTTGCCCACAAGACATTCCATCGAATAATGATAATACATTCATTTTAAAAGTTTTTATCAAAGTTAAATTCCTCTGCATTCAATTTATGGTATTCAAATGCTCTCATACCAGTTATATGACTATCAGTAGGAAAAAAATACTTCCAACCTTTACCAACTCCATTTGGTTGATAGTAGAAAAATGCAACTCCTAACTTTCCGGATGTTTTCTTAAACACTACCGAAGCACTATGTTCGCTTGATGGTATAATCTTTTCAATTTTAAATTCCTCTTTATTGAAGTTCATCTCTCTATCGTGTTTGCTAAAGCGTTCCTCCACTACCTTTGCAAACGATTGAAGTTCTTTTGCTATTTCCTTATTCATTAGTTTATAGGCATTGAAAAGTTTGCTACCGTTGGTTTATTTATTTTGTGTTCATCACGAAACCAAACACCTCTCATCTTTTGTTTCCAATTCTTAACCTTACTTCCTTTACTATCAACCCAACCTCCTTGCTCGTAATAATCAAATGCTTGTTCTCCGGCTTTACCACTATAACCATTTTCAATAAAGAAATCTGTAACCTCAATCAAACTTGGTGTATATATATTATTTCTATTTATATTTCTATTTGTTGAGTTGACTTGAACACTTGTTGAAGTAGAGTTCAACACTTGTTCAACATCCGTTGAAGTCTGTTTGCGTTTACTTGCACTAATCTTACCGGCTTCGGATTGCTTTGCTTTTGTTTCATTCATCTTATTTACATTCTCGTAAACTCGTTCACTCCAAAAGTAATTGCCATCACATCTAAACAATTCAACCTCATCAATGCAACATCTTATAAAATCCCTTACAATATCCTTGTCTACCTTCAGTTGGTTTTCCAATGCCAAATAATAGTAGTCCTTATGTGGTAACTTGTTTTCTTCGGCTTCGTGTAGCATTTCAATTACACGCCACCACAAAGCATAAGCAACTCCACCAAACTTGGCCAGTAGATATTGAATTTTGACATCTTGTATCGCATTAATATCATGCGAGAAATAATACTTCTTGTTCATTAGTAATCAATTTTTTGGGTTTGTAATTTAGGTTTATATGTATTTGATTTTTGAGTTCCAAATATAATACTTTGTTTTTTAAGAAATCGCAAGTAAGCATTTATCGGACTTCTATTCTTCCGGAGCATATCAGCATAATAAGAAACATTGTATTTAAACTTCATATTGGATTTAATGTATTGCATATCATACTCATTCAATATATTCTTATCGCTATTTGTGTTCTTATTTCTTGCCAATGGCTTTGGATTTCCATTGATAACATCCAGCATATAATTGTATCTATACTTCATTCGGCTATTTGTACGCAATTCAGTTTGGATTTTATCAATCCAGTATATCGCAGTTGAATGGTTTGTAAGATTTAATTCCTCAACTACCTGCTTCAATGTATATTCACAATGATTATAAAGCATATATCCAACTATCTGCTTCGCTTGTGCTACTTCCTTAACTCTTGTTTTTGTGTTCAGTAAACAATCGTATATTTCACTTGCCGACATTCTATCACTCTCGTATAATTGTGCTGCCCAATGGCATAAATTTTTCGTTTCTTCTTTCATCTTTTTGGTTTAAAAAAAGGGAGTATTTCTACTCCCTTGAAATTTTACATCTCCTCTACGGTTTCCTCTTTTGTTTCCTCTGGTGTTGATGGTCTTAACACATCAATCGCATAGGTTACTAATTTCAAATCTGATAAATTTAAATTTTGTTTTGCTAATAAAGCATCAATCGCTGAAATCAATACGTTGATTGCTTTTTGTTCGTTTGTTAATTCTGACATTTTTTGTTGAGATTAAAACGGCAAATCCGTTGCCTTCGGTTGTAAATCATTGTTAGTTACCGGTGCTACATAATCGTTTACATAAATTTTGTAGTCGGGTTGTTTCTCATCTTTCTTATAGGCATTTGCCCACATTGAGTAACGAGTTCCATTTAAAGTAAAATTAATTACTTCGCCTTTTTGGGTTTGCTTTTTCCAAGCACCCCAGCTTTCTTTTTTTTCTTCTGACATTGTTTTAAAATTAAGTTTACAAATATACTATTTTATTGTTAATGATAATCCAATCCTACCGGACTTAATGGGTGGGTTTAAAGTAACTATTTCCCCATCGTTGGTAACGATTGTAGTTTGTGTAGTTAGTGCATTTAAAAAGGTTTCACGTTGTTTAATCGCTTCCTTTAAATCGCTTAAATCTTGTTGCAATTTTTCCCAAACCTCATCGTTGCAATTCGAATAATCGGTTTTACTTCCAATCGTTTTTTCAACTATTTCTACCGATTGAGTTTTATAAACCTCGCCACGCCCAAGACCTAATCTATCCTCTGCTATTGGTCTGCTAACCTCTTCCAGCTGCTTACCAAGTTCTTGCATCTTCTTGGCTGATATAAGCACTTCTAACGCACCCAAATTACCATCGAGTATGTTTGCCTTAACCAATAAACTTTGGCTTATTATGGCTTCTTTATTGAGGGACTGCAACTGCAATCCCTCAAAGTTTATTAATTGATTATCCATTTAGTTCTGCTTTTTTAGTTTTAATTGCTTCTAAAAATAATTCATTCTTTTGGTGTGCTAAATGCTTTGACCAAATTGTTTTCAATCCGTCTTGGCTTTTAGCCAGTTTAACTTCATACAATGCAAACTCTACGTTATCAAGTTTAGGAATGTTCGCATCAATTAAACTATCTCCGTTATTTGTAGCATCACTATCTTTTGTATCGTCAATAGCAAACATTCCATTTAGTGCATATTTTCGAGCATAACTCGAAGCACTACCCGAAATCTGACTTGCATCCATTCCTTTCTTGGTTTCTTCTTCTCTTGCTAATGCTTGTGTTTGCCATCTATCCACGCCATCGGTAACTATCGCAACTGCTTTAATATAATACCTATCGCCAACATTTTCTATCTCATCGGTAATGGATAGGAATAAACCTTGCTCTTTTAAATGTGGTTTTAATGCTTCTAAAATATCTTCGCATGAACGATACTTGTAACCACCAAACTTATTTGTTTGTCCTTTAGGTGCTTTCAATTCACTTTGAATTGTTACCAGCTTTTCTATTAATTGCTTCATAATTCTACAAATTCTCCTAATTCAAAATACCATTCCTCAAACTGTCCAAACTCGTTTTCAAATCTGATTAATGCTTTGTTGTTTTTCTCTTGGATTAATTGTCCGGCTAATCCTACCGATGTTGCATCTACTCCTTGAGGATTTGCAACGATTAAAACTTGCTTCATTTAGTTTATTGTTTTTAGGATATTAAATATAAGGTTTTTTGTTGATAATTCCAAATTCTCTTTACGTTCTGCTTTGGCAATTTGTTGCCTTTCGTAAAGGCTACGATATTTTAGCCTTGCTAATTCTATCGGTGTAAGTGAGTTGTCTTTTATTAGTTTCATTATTTTTTTGTTTTTTATTATGAAACGAATATCGTGTTTTAGGAATATTACTTGCAAGAAAAAAATGAATTATTTTTTTAATATTAACGTAACTGCTTGATAATCAATGAGATTATTTTTAGTTATAAACAAAAAATGGGTAGCCAAATTAATGACCACCCATCCAAACCAAAAAACAAAAAACTAAATTTTAGGCAGAACGCCTTTAACTATGAAAAAAACAATAAACGAAATTAATCCTAAACTAATGTACTTCCAAAACAAGTTCTTAACAATCACTTCCTTTGTTTTTGTGATGGTTGTAGTAACCGGAACAATGATTTTTCTTGGCTCACATTCTGCCTTTACTTTGATATAATTATTTTTTAACCTTTCAATAGTAACAAACATCTGCTTTGTACTATCTTTTAGGTAAATAACCCTATCATTGAATTGTGTTACCGTATCCAACTTTACGATTGGTGGAGTAATTATTGTATCCTTAATAGTAACGTATTCCGTTTGCTTTACTTTACGAGCAAAACACCCACTTAAAATAAAGCCATATAAGGCACTCAAAATTATAATTGATATAAATCTACGCATCTTTAGAAATAGTAAATCCTACGCCACCTAAAGCGCCCCAAACCATAGTTAAACCTTGTGCATCTATTAACTTAAAAAAGTATGCAACACCAAATACAAAAAAGAATACTCCAACCAGTGTAGTTTTCCAATTTGATTTTAACAATCCGAGTATTTTTTTCAATGCTTTCATACTTATAAATATAAATTTACGCACTTGCGTACAATTCATACTCACGCTTTCTTCTATTTAATAGGATTGGTTTACCACCAGCATTTTTCCACATTAAAAAAGCACCTTCAATATCAGCACCTTTTGGGTTTTTATTCACTCGCTTAATTAATGTGCTTTTCTTTAAAGCATTGGTACCTATGTTAAATGCCAAACTAACCAAAGCATCAAATTGATTTTGGTTGATGTCATCTCGAGTAGAAGTATAAACGCACATTTCATAATGCTTCAATACATTTTGAAATAAAGCATAAGCACGTTCCTTTGTTATCGGTGCATCGGTCATCTTAACCTTTGTGCCATCCTCGTAATATGTACTACCAATTCCAATCGTTACAACTCCGGCACTACACTTGTAAGGTTTTAAAACTACGCCTTCCTCTTTGGCAATAAATTCCAAACCTCTTTTACTTGTTTTCTTTATTTCCATAATACTCATCTATTTTAATTCCAGCTTGTTCCTCGTTTTGCATAATCAACTGCACGTTAAATATGATTGCCGATAAATGGTCTTCATTTCTATCGCCTAATTCATACTTTGCTAAATGCCTATGCAAACTTTCCAATGCAGTTTCCGTTGGCTGACCTTTCTGCCAGTTATTCTTTCCATACTTATTTGCACCCATACGAAGCAAATACCCAAATCGTAAACGAAGATATGCAGTCAAATGGTTTACCAATGGTTTATCGGTATCATCATCCCTTTGACTTCCACTTTCAAAGATACGTTTAGTATCTATCACATTGCTTACATTCTTTGGGTACTTCTCATCTAAATGCTTTTGGTATGAAGCATCTTGAATATAATCGTATTTGTATTTTAAGCTATCTTCTATGCTCATCGCTTTTGAATTACTAATCTTAATGCCTTTCTAATTTCTTTCAACTCGTGTTCTTTAACTTGTTTCAATTTCATTAACGCATCAATCTTCTTCTGCCTTGAAATTTCATTAACTAATGCTTCCAATACTCTCATCTTTATATCTTTCAATTAATATTCTATTTGATTGTTGTTGCGATACCGTATGGTATTTACCACAAGGAACACAAACGTATTGCACTTTCTTCATTCCACTTGCAGTTGTACGATGTTTATTCATGTTGATTTGCTTACTTCCACAATGTGGACATGAATTTCTATCATCATATAACGTAACGCCACGATGGGTTTTATGTGGTACATAGTTTGATAAATGGTCAAACACCTTCTCAAGAATTACAACATCGTTCTTGCAATACTTAATCATTGATGCCAATGCTTTTTTATCGTTATTTAAAACAATATCACGCCATAAACCAAAGCCAGTTTCCAGCTTACTACCTATGCCCAAGAAATTAGCGATGTAATCCAACCTATTAGAATTAAATCTAAACGTACTACGGGCTTGTTTAAGCGTATCAATCGTAGTGTATTGTGGAAACATAGGCAAACGATGGAATAATGCTCTTGTGCGTATCCATGTCAAGTCAAATTTATCTCCATTATGCCCAACGAGTTCATCGGCTTCGTTTGCTATCTTAATGAAATCAATTAGCATTTGTTTATCGCATTGGTCTTTATCCCAATTTAATGAATAAACCTTCTTATCATTTTCCCACTTGTAGCAAATGCAAATGATAGCACGTTCCTTAATAATGTTTGAGTATGGTACTTGCAGTTTGTAACCCGACTGCCAAAAGAAACCAATGTTTGGGCTTGTTTCTATATCGAAAAACAATCTGCCCTTTGTTTGTGTTGCCATTTTGTTTAATTGTTTAAACAAAAGTATATCAAAAAAGAAGTAATTTTTTGAATGTTAATAAGTTACGAAATAACTCGTTTGATAATATCAGTCAATGTATAGCCACCAGCCAAACCTGCACCAACTATAAAGAAATAAAAATGCTTAAACTTTTGGTTTATCTTTTCAATGTCCTTTGTATTCTTATAGGTCTTTTCTTTTATACCTTC